ATGACGCTCAAGGCCAGCGAGTCCGGGCTGTTGCCGCAGGAGGAACTGGACGACGCCCGCCGGATCATGTCCGAGGACGAGTACGAGCAGGAGTTCGAGTGCTCGTTCGAGGCCGCCATCAAGGGCAGCTACTACGGCAAGCTGCTGAACCAGATCGCGGACCGGATCACCGAGGTCGAGTACGACGCCAGCTTGCCCGTCCATGTCTCGTTCGACCTCGGGCTACACCGACTCCACCGCGCTGTGGTGGTGGCAGAGCCTCGGCGACGAAGTGCGCTATATCCGGGCCGAGGAAGCACGCGGGCTGAACTGAGCGACTACGTCGGCATCATGCGCAGCTACGGCTACGTTTACGGCGACGTGTGGCTGCCGCACGATGCCGCGGCCAAGACCTTGCAGACCGGACGCAGCACCATCGAACTGCTGCATGAGATGGGCGTGCGCAGCAAGATCGTGCCGCAGTTGAGCGTGCAGCAAGGCATCCAAGCCGGGCGCTTCGTGATGTCCGTCGCCTCGACACCTACTTCGACGCCGAGAACTGTGCCGAGGGCATCGAGGCGCTGCGCCAGTACCAGCGCGAGTGGGACGACAAGAAGCAGGCGTTCAAGGAGCAGCCCAAGCACGACCACACCAGCCACTTTGCCGACTCCTATCGTTATTCGGCCACCGGTGGCGCACAAGGGCGCCCGTGAGTTCGTCAACCGGGTGGCGCCGCCACGGACCCACGGACACGTCGGCGCGCCGGGGTATGATCCCAAGCTGCCGTTCGGTGGTAACGTGCGCTTGAACGACCTCTGGGACCAGACGCTGCGCACCCCCAGCGACCGGCTTTAAGGAGCCAGCATGCCGCCCACCACCCAGCTTGCCGTCGTTGACAGCCCCAAGGACTTCGGACCCGGCGCCGAGGGCAAGGCCAAGTTCCTGCTGGCCGAGATCGAGGCCGCGGACAAGGACCAGCGGGTCAAGAAGTGGCGCGAGCGCGGCAACGGGGTGGTGCTGCGCTACCGCGACGAGCGTGAGGACGCGGCCGGGACCGGCCAGCCGCACACCCGCAAGTACAACATCTTGTGGTCGAACGTCCAAACGCTGCTACCGGCGCTGTTCGGGCGCATGCCGCAGCCGGTGGTGGACCGGCGTTACTCCGACCCCGACCCGGTGGCTCGCGTGGCGAGCCTGATCCTCGAGCGGGTGCTGACCTACCAGATGCAAACGCAAAGCACGTTCAAGGACACCATCCGTTATGCGTTGCAGGACCGGCTGCTGCCGGGGATGGGCTGCGTCTGGGTGCGCTACCAGATGGAGGGCGGCAACCCGACCGGCGACGTCACCCAGAACGTGATTACACCTGCGCCGCGCAAGTGCGAGGCGTTCAAGACGCTGGTGGACTTCGTGTACTGGCGCGATTTTGGATTCACGCCGTCGCGGACGTGGGAGGAAGTGCCCGCGGGTATGGCGCACCGTGTACATGACCCGCGACGCGCTGGTGAAGCGGTTCGGTGCCGCCATCGGCAACGCGGTTCCGCTCAACTACATCCCCAGCCATCACAAGGACGGCGGCGGCAGCAACGTGTGGAACAGCGGCAACCCCACCGACGAGCCGAAAGCGGACCTCATCAAGCAGGCGGTGGTGTACGAGCTGTGGGAGAAGTCGGAGAAGAAGGTGTACTGGCTGAACCCGGACACGGTGAAGCCGCTCGACGTGCGCAGCGATCCGTACTCGTTCGCGGATTTCTTCCCGTGCCCGAAGCCGATGTTCGCCACCAACACCACCGGCAACCTGTGTCCGGTGCCCGACTACTGCGAGTATCAGGACCAAGCCAACGAGCTCGACCGGGTGACGCAGCGGCTCGCCATGCTGACGCAGGCGTGCAAGGTGGTGGGCGTCTACGACGCCGAGCAGTTGAGCATTCAGCGCATGCTCACCGAGGGCATCGAAAACCAGTTGATCCCGGTGGATACATGGGCCGCGTTTGCGGAGAAGGGCGGCATCAAGGGCGTCGTGGATTGGCTGCCGCTGGACAAGGTGATTGAGGTCATCACGCAACTCACGGCGATCAAGGGGCAGATGATCCAAGACATCTACCAGATCACCGGCATCAGCGACATTATTCGTGGCGCGTCCAGCCCGAATGCGACGGCGACCGAACAACGGATCAAGGCGCAGTACGCCAGCATTCGCTTGGACGACATGAAGTCGGTGGTGGCGCAGTTCATCACCGACACCCTGCGTCTTATGGCGCATCTGGCGGTGAAGTTCTTCCCGCCCGAAATCCTTATCGCGCAGTCCACCATCATGCAGTCGGTGGATGGCATGAAGATGCTGGCCGACGCGCAGAAGGCGATGCAGGCACAGGCGCCCGCACCGCAACCGATGCCGCCGATGCCGCCACCGGGGCCACCGCCCGGTGCGCCGCCGATGCCCGGACCACCGGGCGCACCGCCGGGGCCGATGCCGCCGCCCGGACCCGGCGCGCCGCCGCCGATGCCCGGCCCCCCGGCTGGCGGGATGCCGCCGGTCGCGCCGCCGCCTGCGCCGCCAGCACCGGACATGATCGTGCTGCAAGCGGTGCAACTGCTGAAGTCGGACGACATCGGCTATCGCGTCGATGTCGAAGCGTCGTCGCTGATCGAACCGGACGAGATCGACGAGCGCGAGGCGCGCGGCACCTTCATGACCGCCGTCACGCAGTTCTTGCAGCAAGCGGTTCCGGCGGTGCAGGCGCAGCCGGAGTCGGCACCGATGTTCAAGGCGCTGCTGCTGTGGAGCGTGCGCGGGTTCCGCGTCGGCCGCGACATCGAAGGGATGATCGACGCCGGGCTGGACGCGATGGCGAACCCCGCGCCGAAGCCGCCGCCACCGGACCCGGCGCGCGACCTCATCATGGCGAAGCTGGAAGCCACCAAGCAGCAGATGCAGCTTGACGCGCAGGACGCGGCGGCCAAGCAGCAGCGCGACATGGCGGCGGCGTCGGCGGAGACTGCCGAGAAGCTGCGCCAGATGCAGGAGAAGCACGCCGCCGACATGCAGGCGTTCCGCGACATGACCGCGGCCGAGGTGAAGGCTATCCTCATCAAGGCCGGGGTGCAGGCCGAAGTCACCCAGCAGCAGGCGGAAGCCAAGGCCGAGGCGTTGGCGACCACCACCGCGGCCAAGATCGAAACCAACCGCGAGGAAGATTTGGCGGGCGTGACGCGCGACGAGGAGCAGCACCTGCAAAACTTGCAGCACAAGGACGACGATCACCAGCAGGGATTGTCACAGGCGCAGGAGAAGGAAACGCGCGGCATGATCGCCAAAGAGGACGAGCACTTGCAGAAGCTGGAGCAGGGCGGCGAACAGCACCAGCAGGGGCTGTCGCAGCAGGAGGAAGCGGCCAAGGCCACGCTGAAGCAGCAGGACGCCGCAGCCAAGGCCGCGTTGAAGAACAAACCCAAGAAGGAGTGACGATGGAGTTGTACCAAGTACGCGTGATGGAGGAGAAGAAGGAACTGGACGCCAAGATTGACAAGCTGGCGGCGTTCATCAAGACCGCGCAGTTCAACGAACTCACGGATGAACACCGCGGTCTGCTGGTGCAACAACTGCGCGCCATGCGCGTTTACACCGACATCCTCGGTGAACGGGTCGAACTTTTTGCGGCGGCATGAGCAAACGGACGTTCCGTTACAGTGCGGAGTTGGGCCGGATGGTGGAAGTCATCCGGTCCGACGACGCGCGCCTGCATAGCGTGCAGGGCGAGATCGAACCGTTCGTGAGTCCGAGGGACGGAACCGTGATCCGGTCCCGCGCGCACATGCGCGACTACATGGCCCAGCACAACTTGGTGCATTACGACCCCACCAACACCGCTGAAAAAGATCGCTACGCAGAGTCGCGCGACGACCAAGCGCGCCGCGAGTTGATCTGGGAGAACGTGGACCGGCTGAAGCAGACCGGACGCGTGCAGTTCAACGGCCCCCGCTACAGCGAAGATGATCCGCTATAAGGCCCACCATGCCCGCACCCGATGACCTGACCGGACAAGAGGACGTTCTGCCCAAGGACGACCTCTCCGGGGCGCTCGAATCCGCGCTCGAGCGCACCACCACGCCGCCGGACACGTCCGTTGCGGCGCCGACGGACAAACCCGCCGCTGCACCGGCCGAAGGTGAACGCCAGCGCGATGCGTTCGGCCGCTTCGTACCCAAACCCGAAGGGGAAGGCGCCCCCGCCGCCGCACCAACTGCGCCGGGAACGACGACCGGCGCGGCTCCGGCGGTGGCGGGGGCCGCTGACCCCACGGCGCAGGCGCCCGCGTCATGGACCGAGGAAGCGCGGGCTGGATGGGAGAAGGTGCCGCCCGAACTGCGCGGCTACCTGCACCAGCGCGACAACGAGCTCCAAGCCGGATTCCGTGCGGTCAGCGAGCGCGCCAACGCCGCCGCGGCCGTCATCAACGAGTTCATGCCCTACGCCGATATTCTCGAGCAGGAGAAGGCGTCGCCGGTCGAGGCCATCCGCACGCTGTTGCAAACCGCGTACGCGCTGCGCACCGGAGGGCAGGAGTACCGCAAGGCGATCCTGCACGGACTCGCGCAGCAGTACGGTGTGGACATGACGCAGGGCTTCGACCCCAACGTCGCGCAGACCGAAGCGCAACTGGCGGCGATGAACACCGAGAAGTTGCAGCAAGGCGTGCAGCAGAGTCAGCGCACCGAGTACGAAGTGACGCAGGCGTACAACGCATTCGCCAACGACCCGAAGAACGAATTCTTCCCGCAGGTGCGGCAGGTGATGGCCGGGATCATTGGCAACGGCTTGGCGACCGATCTCGGCACTGCCTACAACATGGCGCTGGGGATGGTGCCGGAAGTGCGCGCCACGCTGCTGCAACGCCAAGTCGAAGCCACTGCCAAGGCCACGCAGCAGGCCGCCAACGGCGCCAACCTCTCTGTGTCCGGCGCACCCGGCGGCGGGGCGGCGTCGAAGGCGCCGGACCGAGTGAAAGACAGCGACTTGCGCGCACAACTTGAGGCTGGGTTGAATGCAGCGGGCGTAGGGGGTTGACAGGACAGGCTGAACGGACGGACCATCCGTTCAGCCCAACGGACAGACACTCGCGCAATGCGAGCCAGCCATGTCCTAGCAGTCGGATGACCCAGCGAACGGGCGGGGTAGTCAACATCCAACCTGTTAGGAGCCTCTGTCATGTTCGCCAATAGCGCCATCTCGGACGTGGTTGCGACCACGATCCAATCCCGTACCGGAATCGTCGCGGACAACGTGACGAAGAACAACGCGATCCTGACCAAGCTGAACGGTCGCGGTAACGTCAAGCCGTTCTCCGGCGGCAACGTCATCATGCAGGAACTGTCGTTCCAAGAGAACCAGAACGCGGGCTGGTACTCGGGCTATCAAGCGCTGCCCATCGGCGCGCAGGACGTGATCTCCGCCGCGCAATACGACATCAAGCAGGCCGCGTGCGGCATCACGATGTCCGGTCTGGAGATGCTGCAAAACGCATCGAAGGAACAGATCATCGACTTGATGGAAGCGCGCATCAAGGTCGGTGAGGCGACGATGGCGAACCTGATCTCGCAGGGTCTGTACAGCGACGGACTCGGCGCGGGCGGCAAACAGATGGTCGGCCTCGCCGTTGCGGTCAGCAAGACCCCGGCCACCGGCATCTACGGCGGCATCGACCGCGGTTCGTGGACGTTCTGGCGCAACCAAGCCGCCATCGGCGTCGGCGGCGCGGCCACCGCGGCCAACATCCAGCAGAAGTTCAACGCCATGTACGCGGCCACGTCGCGCGGCGCGGACCACGTTGACCTCATCATGGTGGACAACGGCTACTGGGCGCTGTACATGGCGTCGCTGCAAACGCTGCAACGCTTCCAAGATTCGGCGATGGCGAAGCTGGGCTTCCCGTCGGTGCAGTACATGCAGTCCGACGTGGTGCTCGACGGCGGCATCGGTGGTTACGCGCCGGTCAACGTCGCGTACTTCTTGAACACCAAGTACCTTTTCCTGCGCCCGCACCGGGCACGGAATTTCGTTCCGCTCGACCCGTCGAAGCGCTACAGCGTCAACCAAGACGCCGTGGTGCAACTGCTGGCGTGGGCGGGCAACCTCACGGCGTCCGGTTCGCAGTTCCAAGGCATCATCGCGGATTCCTGATCCGAACGCCCTCACAAGGAGAACATCATGTCTGTCGTTACTCCCCTGATCGGCGCCTCCCTCACGCAAGGTGTGGAAACCGCCGGTCGGTGTCACACCCGGCGCTGCCGGTGATGCCACCGCACCGTTCGACCTCGGCACCACCGTCTGGACCGACGGCGGTGCCGGTACCGGCTCCGGCCGCACCGATCGCGGTGTTCTGCCGCGTCGGTGCGTCGGGCATCGCCATCGGTGCCACCTGCGGTATCACCAACGGCGTCACGGTCGCGGCTGCCGCGGGGAACACATACACCAACGACACCGGGCAGGCGCTGGTGACGGGTGACTATGCGTTCCTCACCTGCGCCGCGGCGATGTCGCCGTAAGCGTCAACATCGCACCAAGGGGCGCAGCGGTTACGCGCTGCGCCCTTTTTACATGGAGTAGCGATGCCGTTCATCAACGGTGTGCAGGTGTCGGTAGGGCGACGGGCGGGTGCAGATGTCGCTCGCTGCGGTGTCCGGCAGCGACGACTTCCTCGGCGGCCTGCGCTACGAGCAGGTGACGGGGGCGATCCGCGCCGCGCAGTCAGCGGGTGCGCTCGGCTCACCGGAGTTCATCAACGCGGCGGTGACGCCACCGGCCGGTGGCTACGCAGGCGGCGTGCAGATTTCGATGGTGTATCGGATGACGATACCCGGCGAAGTGGTGGCAGCGCGCTTCTGGCGGCAGAACTCGCCGCTGCTCACGCGGCAGTTGACGCTGTTCGATTACAACTCGCAGGCAGTGCTCGGCACCACCGTCGCCACGGTCGAGGGTGCGGCGTTCGTGGGCTGGGTCAACGCCAACTTCCCGACGCCGATTCCGGTGACGGCGACTCAGCGCCTCTGCATTGCGTACACGGAGGCGTCCACTGGCGGCGGCACCCACGGCGGCACGGTGTCGGCGTGTCCGGTGGTGAACGCGGGACACGCGACGTATGTGGAAGCACGCTACGGCGGATCACCCGGCGGCTTCCCTTCGACGGTGCAGGCCAACATGACCTACTACGCCGACTTGTCCGTGCGTTTCGCGGGCGCGGTAGCAGTAGCGAACGGGCTTCCGACCAACGCCAACGGTCAGCTTGCTATCGACCAAGGCGGGGTCGCTGCTGCGTATCGCAACGGACTTGCCTTCACTTCCGCAGATGCTGTGCTGGTGGGGGTCGGTGCAACACCCGTCGTGCATGTCCACGGTTGGCCGATAGCGGCCGACGGTCGGCTGTGCGTTAACTTAATCTGAGAGGCCGCCCATGCAATTGACAGCACCCGCTGCAATGGATGTTCCGCAACAAGACCCCGAGGACGTGAAGCTGTATGTTCAGTTCTACATGGGGGCGGTGGAGAACCCCGAGAAAAGCGCCGAGGCCGGACATCCGGTGTTCGACTCGATTCCGTTCGTGAAGATTCTGGTGCCGGGCGACCGCAACACCACCATCGACACGCGGGCCGGTGAGATGTACCCGCGTCGCTTCCCCCGGCAGTGGGAGGCATTCAAGATGAACGAGGACCAATCGTTGAGCGGCTTCCCGCTGCGCGAGTGGCCCGTCGTCACGCGCAGCCAAGCCGAGGAGATGGCGCATCTCAACATCTACACGGTCGGAGCAGCTTGCGGTCGCTGCCCGACGTGTACGGCGCGAAGCTGATGGGCTTCCAAGACTTGAAGCGCAAGGCGGAAACCTTCCTCGCCGCGGCCAAGGAATCGGCGTTCGTGGAACGGGTGTCGAAGGAGAACGCCGAACTCAAGCTGCAGTTGGATGCCACGCAGCATGAGTTGGCGCGTCTGAGCAAGAAGTTCGACGAGATGATGCAGCAGGGCAGCAACAAGAAGGGGTAACGGATCATGTCCGTCAACGGAACCACTCTGTCTGTCCTGCAATCGGCTGCTTCCGAGATGGGCCTGCCGGAGTTCGGTTCCGCTGCGGGCAACATCCAGCAGATTCCGCAGCAACTGCTGTCGCTGTACAACCTGACCGGCGAGATGCTGGTGAAGCGCCGCGTCTGGCGCTGCTTGGAGCGCGAGCATTCATTCGACGCGATACAGGACGTGTCGGTGTACGAACTGCCGCCGGACTTCGCGCGTCCGATCTCGCAGACCGAGTGGGATCGCACCAACCGCTGGCCGATGGTCGGGCCGGAGACACCGCAGCAGTGGCAGTGGCTGAAGTCCGGCATCCTGTCCACCGGCCCGCGCGAACGCTTCCGGTTGATCGGCAACACGATGGAGATTTGGCCGGTGCCGGGCAGCGACACGGTGCCGCTGCCGGTGACGATCTCGTACTTCTACATCTCCAAGTGGTGGGTGGAAACCTGCCGACGGACAGCCGAAGAAGAAGGCCGACCGCGACGACGACACCTGCGTGTTCGACGACCGGCTGATGATCTCCGGCGTGAAGCTTCGCTACTATCAGGCAAAAGGCTTCGACACCACCTGCGTTCGCGTCCGACTTCCAGAACAACTTGGACGACGCGCTATCGCAGGACGGCGGCGCGCCGATCCTGTCGCTGGCGCGCAGCGTGAACTATCCGTTGATCTCGGTTTGGAACTTGCAGGACGGTAACTTTCCGGGTCCGTCGGTGTAATGGCCCGTCAGTCCTCACTCGCCAAGGTTGTCCGTCGCGTCAGCGACCAGACCACGCTGCCCGCGCCGGTCGGGGGGCTGAACGCGCTCAACTCGCTGGCGGAGATGCCGCCGATCCAAGCCATCGAGATGGTCAACCTGTTCCCGCAGCAGTTCGGGGTGCGGGTGCGCAAAGGCTGGTACAAGCACGCCACCGGACTCCCGGCGCAGGTCGAGTCGCTGTTCACCTACGCGCCGGTGTCCGGCACGCAGAAGCTGTTTGCGGTGTCGCAGTCCAAGCTGTACGACGTGACCGCGCAGGGTGCGGTGGGCGCACCGCTGCTGGTTGGGTTCATCAACAGTCGGTGGCAGCACCAGATGATGAACAACGTGTTCGGCAGTTGGCTGTCGATGGTGAACGGCTTCGACTTGCCGCAGAAGTACAACGGAACGGCGTGGTCGAATCAGGCGATGACGCCCGAGGCGGGCGAAACGCTGGACATCCGCAACCTGATTAGCGTCACGCTGTCGCACCGCCGCCTGTGGTACGTCGAGAAGAACAGCGGCAACGCGTGGTATCTCGACGTTGACGCCATCGAAGGCGTGCTTGACCCGCTTCGGCGTCGGTGAAGTGTTCAAGCAGGGCGGCGCGCTGCGCGAGATCATCACATGGTCGGTGGACAGCGGCAGCGGCATGCGCGACCAGACCATCTTCATCTCGTCGCTCGGTGACGTGGTGGTGTACCAAGGCTTCGACCCTGACGACAGCCGCCAACTGGACACTGGTCGGCGTCTACCGCTGCGGCGCGCCCCATCGGGCAACGCTGTGCGATCCGCTTCGGCTCCGACGTTCTCATCATCAACGAGGACGGTGTGCTGCCTCTGACCGCGATCCTCGGGCAGTCCAAGGCGCTGCTCGGCGAGCCGCTGTCGAACATCATCCAGCAGCGACTGAGTGAGGACACGTCCACGCTGAAGGAACTGTTCGGCTGGGAGTTGCAGCTTATCGACCGCCACTCGCTGCTGTTGCTCAACGTGCCCGACCCCCGCGGCCCGCGCCAGTACGTCATGAACACGGTGACGCAGGCGTGGACGCAGTTCTACGGCTACCTCGGTCTGTGTCTCGAGAAATTCAACGAGGAGTTCTACTACGGCGCCAACGGATACGTCGGCGCCGGATGGCGCAACGAAGTCGATGACATGCAGCCGGACGGCAGCGGGCTGGCGATCAGCGCCAAGTGCCTGCAAGCGTACAGCTTCTTCGGCACGCCCGCGTTGCAGAAGCACTGGACGATGTGCCGTCCGATCTTCAACGGCGTGAACCGTCCGTTGGTGTTCATCGGCATGAACACCGACTTCGACATCGAAGACGGCACGCCGCCGCTGTCGGAGTTGGAAGTCATCGCCGACGTGGCGATCTGGGACGTGGCGATCTGGGACGACGGACACTGGTCCGCAGCGCGGCAGGTGTACAAGGATTGGTACGGCTTGAACGACATCGGCTTTGCCGGTGCGGTGTATCTCAAGATGCAGACGCGCGCAGAGACTTTCTGGGTCAGCACCGATTACGTCTTCGAATCCGGTGGCGTGCTGTGAGGCAAATCGCCATCAACTGCGAGGACTTGGCGGCGCCGTTCATGGAAACGCACTGCCACGCGCACGGCGCGTTCACTGCGGGCCGCGCCATCGCGCTGCTCGACGTGGACGACGAGGAGCAGACCGCGCGCATGATCGCCTGCGTGCTGGTTCGATTCGTGGAACGGCGCCAACGTGAACATGCACGTCGCGGCGCTGCCCGGTCGGCGCTGGATGACCCGCGACTTCCTGTACACGGTGTTCGACTATCCGTTCCGGGTGTGCGGCGTGCGCCGGATCACCGGGCTGGTGTCGTCTACCAACTTCGATGCGCGCCGCTTCGACGAGCACATCGGCTTCACGCTGGAAGCGACACTGAAGGACGCGGCACCGGACGGCGACCTGCTGGTGTACGCGATGTTCAAACAGGACTGCAAGTGGCTCAACCTGCGGCGTGGGCTGCCACCGATACTCGGAGGTCACTAATGGGACAGACAGCGGGAATGCCACCAGCGGCGGCGGGGATGATGCCGGGGCGTGGCGGCGGCAAGGGCGGCGTGCCGCCGTCGTACGGGAACATGCTGATGCAGGCGTCGAACGCGCAGCCTGCCCAGCAGATGCCTGCGCAGATGCCGTCGCAGACGAACGATTGGCTGCGCAACGCCGCGCAGCAGATGGCGGGGCAACGGGCGCAGATGCCGTCGCAGCAGGCGCCCGCGCCGGGGAATGATGCCCGCCGCCGCCCAGCAGATGGCGGCGATGCTCGGCTCGGCCCCGGCGCAGCCGATGCCGCAACCGGCGCAGCCGATGGTGAAGCCACGCGCGCAGGGCAAGCCGCTGCGGATGAAGCCGTACTGAGGAGCCGTCAATGGGTACGTCAGCCAAAGGTGGGATGCCGCCGCCCCAGAACACGCCGCCAGCGACCGCGGATGCGTCCTACGCGCCGCAGCCGTCGTCGTCCTATGCTCCGATGCCCAAACCGGCGCAGAACGGCGCTACGGGCCAGCAAGTGGCGGTTCCGCAGACCATGCCCGCCGTCGCGGAGAGTCCGACCCTGACCGGGCCGACCAACCCCAACGCGCCGGTCGGCGGCCTGACCGGCGCCAACCAGCCCGGCGACATCTGGGCGCCGGGGACCGGACCGAGTGGCAAGGCCAGCAAGGGTGGCGTTCCGCCCAGCTACACCACCGGCAGCGCCGGGCTGACGCCGGGGAGCACGCCGGGCGCCGGTCCGGTCGGTGGTGGCTGGGCCGGACCCAACGGACAGTCACCCGCCGGACAGCAGCAGCCGGGCGGCGCGGGCGCCTTCCAAGGCCAGTACGACGCGATCAAGGCCAAGCTGGGCGACGACGCGGCGCAGACCTTCGCGGTCAAGAACTGGGGCAGCGGCGGGCAGCAGGCGATGCAACAGCGGTATGGCAACGACTCGGCCGCGTATAACGCCTGCGATCAACGCGCACGGCGCGGGCGGCGTCGCAGCGCGGGATCGTCGGACGGACAGTGGTGGGGCCGGACGGACAGCGGTATCAGGTCGGCGAGCAGGGGCTTGGCGCGCTGGCGCCGGGAGCTCGAAGCGCAACCAAGCGATGTTCCGCGATCCGCAGTGGCTGGCGCAGAACGCGGTGAAACTGTAACCGGGAGCGAGTGATGGGTGGAAAATCGAAAGCACCGCCGCCGGTTGATTACGAAGCGGCTGCGCAGGCAACAAGGTGCGGCGAACAAGGAGACAGGCCATCACCGAATGGCTGCTCAACAACGCCAACCAGAAAACGCCGTACGGCTCGCGCACGCTGACCCGCACCGGGCCGGGCGAAACCGACTACACGCTGGAAACGACGCTTGACCCGCGCGACCAAGCGCGCCTCGACCAGCAGCGGCAGTTGGAGTCCGGCTACCTCGGCATGGGCGGCGCGTCGCTGGACCGGGTGCGCGCGGCGCTGGGCAAGGACTTCGACACGTCCGGCCTCCCGGCGCTGTCCGGTGGTCCGGGTGCCGGTCCGGGCATGGCTCGAGCGAACATGGCGGGCATCCCCGGCGTGGCGCAGGGCGGCGCGCAGTTCGGTCCGTTGACCCGCAGCATCATCGGCGCCGACCCCAACACGCGGGGCAAGGTCGAGGAGGCGATGTACGACCGCTTCGCGTCGCGCTTCGATCCGGCCGCCGCGCGCGACACGTCGGCGCTCAACGCGCGCATCGCCAACATGGGCGGCGTTACCACGTCCAAGGGCGCGCAGCAGATGCAGAACCAGTTGATGACCTCGCAAGGCGACCAGCGGCGGCAGGCGATCAACGACGCCATCGAGAAGGGCGGCGCGGAGGAATCGCGCATGCAGCAACTGGCGCAGAACGCCGGGCAGTTCATGAACCAAGCCGAGGGCGCAGCGGTTCGCGGAGCAGCACCAGAATCTCGGGCAAGCCAACGCTGCGCAGAACCAATCGTTCCAGCAGATGCTGGCCGCGCTCGGCTTCAACAACCAAGGCGCGCAGCAGGAGTATCGGCAACGCCGTGACCGGCGCGCAGATGGGCAACGCTGCGCGCGGGCAGGGCTTGCAGGAGATGGCGACGATGCGGCAGATGCCGGTCAACGAACTGATGGCGATGCTGTCCGGCACGCAGGTCAACAACCCGCAGTTCGCCAACATGTCGCCGACGCAGATCGCGGCGACGCCGTGGATGCAGGCGGCGCAGAACACCGGCGCGCAGAACCAGCAGATCGCGCAGTCGCAGAACGCCAGCCAAGGCAGCCTGATGTCCGGCCTCGGCGCGCTCGGTTCCGCGGCGCTGATGTCGTCATGATGTTCGACCGCCGACGACAAGGTGGTGTTGCAGTTCTCGGGCGGGAAGGATTCGCTCGCCTGCTTGTACCTGCTGCGCGAGCATTGGGACCGGCTCAGGCGTGGTGTGGTGCGACACCGGCGATGCGCTGCCAGAAACGCATGCGCAGATGGAGGAGATCAGGAAGCTGGTGCGGACGTTCGTCGCCGTGAAAAGCAACCAACCGGCGCAGATCGCGCGCTGCGGTCCTCCCGCCGACGTGGTGGCGGTGTGGAGTACGCCCGGCGGCCGTCAGATGCGGGCGGACAATCCGCTGCCCCCGGTGCAGGCGCCGTTCGACTGCTGCAAGGAGAACATCTGGATGCCGATGCACCGGGCCTGCACGTCGCTCGGTGCAACGGTCATCGTCCGTGGGCAACGGGCGGACGAACGGATCAAGTCACCGATCCGCAGCGGCACCATCTACAACGGCGTGAAGTACCTGTTCCCGTTGGAGGATTGGACCGAGGACCAAGGTGCGCGGCTTCCTGCTGTCGCACAACGTACCGCTGCCGCCGCATTACGCGTACTTCAACTCGTCGCTCGACTGCGGGCACTGCACCGGCTACTTGTCCGAGAACGTGGGTCGCATGCGCTACCTGCGCGAGCACCACCCCGACGTTCACGCCGAGGTCGAGCAGCGGCTGGCGCGGGTCATGCTCGGTGCGGCCACTGAGTTGCAGCACATCGTCCAAGCGATGAAGGAATAGCGATGGCGGATGACCTCTACGGTTCGGCAATGACTGCGGCGGAAGCGCCGGACGCCTACCGTCGTCGCAAGATGATGCAGGCGATGCTGGAAAAGCAGGCGACGGCGCCGATGCAGACCAACGCGGCGGCGCCCACGTCGGCAATGCAACCGCTCGGGCAAATCGCCAACGCTGCGGCGGCTGCGTACGGACCGAACGCGCAAGCGCCCGCGCTGGCGCCGGTTCCGGGCGACGGCGTAGGTCCGCCTGCGCTGGCCGGTGGCGCGCCGCCGGACTTGCTCAAGCAACTGCTGGCGAAATTCGGCATGGGTGGGTGACATGGCTGATACCAACATCGACTTCGACACCAAAGCTGCTGCGCTGCTTCGGCGCCGCAAGATGGCCGACCTGCTGCAACAGCAGTCGTTGGAAGGCTTCAAGCCGCCGCCGATCCAAGGCCGGACATCGTTCCTCGAACCGCTCGGGCAGATGGCGAAGGCGTTCGCCGGGATGCACATGGGCAAGGAAGCGGACGCTGCCGAAGCGGAGAACGAAGCGGCGCGCACGGCGGCGCTTAAACAACTGTGGAGTGAGATGCCGCAGGGTACGCCCGCAGTTCCCGGTACGCCCGGCATGCCCGCACTGCCGGGTGAAACGCGCGCACCGCTGCCGTCGGCGGGAGAGCAGCCATTGCTCAAGGACATTCTGCAACCGGGTGCAGTCCCGCCGACGCCGCAGTTGGGTGAGCTCGGCATGCAGCCGGAACTTCCGAAGCTGCTTCCGGCGCAACCCGCGATTCCCGGCACATTGGGTACTCCGGCCAAGCCGCCGACTTCGGCGGAACTGCTGCCGTGGGTTACGAAGATGGCGCAGGTGGGCGGCGTGGGGAAGGACATTTCCAAGGCGTTCATGCAGAGGCTTGCTGAAAACGTGGCGCCGAAAACGATGTCGGAATTTGAAGCTGCTACCACCGAGGAAAATCGCATCAACCACATGGCGGTGCTGGCGCAGAAAGAGGAAGCTGCGAAGGCCGTGCTTGCGGACAAGAACGCAACGCGCGAGCAGCAGGCGCAGGCGGCGCGGGAACTCAACGAAACCCGGATCGAAGTTGCGCGGATCGCTGCCAGTGCGCGGCGCGGCTCCGGCGAGGGTGGCAGCGACAAGTACAAGACCACTACCGACGTGGGCGATCAGGGGCAGCGCCTCGTTCAGAGCAACGGTGTGTATCACCAAGTTCTGGGCGACGGCACCATCGACCCGAAGCCTTACGGCGGCGTGACGACCCCGAAAACGACACAGGAGAAAAACGTCGCCGCGGCATTCGGCTCCGAGAAAACCATCGCGCAACTCGACAGCGCGCTGGCGGCGATGGACAAAGACCCCAACCTGTTCAGCACGCGCAAGGCGCTCGGTTCGATCCTCCCCGACGCGGGCGACTTGTCGGCCAAAGTCGGCGGGGTCACGGCAGAGCAGGGCAAGCAACGCGCGCAGATCGCGGAGATGTCGGCGCAACGTGCGCATGCGTTGTATGGCGCTGCGCTCACCGAGTCGGAGCAGCGGCGGGCCAAGGGCTTCATCGTCAACCTGTCGGACGGACCGAGCACGGCGCGCTGGAAGCTGGAGGGGTTGAAGCAGATGGAAATGGAATTCAAAGATCGCATGCCATCGGCTGCGCAAGCCGCAGTCGCTGCGCGCACTGGCGGCGCTGCACCGGCTGCTGCGGCCCCCAGCGGTGGCGGGTGGAGTGCGACGGTGGTGCCGAAGCCGTAAAGGAACGGACATGCCGCAATTCAAGGTCAAGGCACCGGACGGACACACCATCCTCGTCAACGCCCCCGAGGGCGGGACGGAGGCGCAGGCCATCGCCTACGCGCAGGCGAACTACAAGCCTGACCCGGAGGCGATGAAGTCGCTCGCCACGTCCAAGGCTGCGTCCGAGAAGTTGGATACGGCGATTGCGACCGGCGCCGACAACCCGAACAACCCGACCGCGGAGATGGGTGGTCTGGAACGCTTCATCGGCGGCGCTGGCGCCGGGGTGCGCGGCAAGCTGCTGGGCGCGCGGCAATTCGTCAATGACATTACCGGCGGGCGCGTCGGTGATCGTGCGGACTTGGCGGCGCAGGTTGCGGAGAAGGAACGCCTCGACAAGAATCTGCTGGCAACCCCCGGCGGCAGCTTCGGTGAAACGGTAGGCAAGCTGCTGCCTGACTTGCTGCTCGGCGGTGGCGCGGGTGCAGTTGCGCGCAAGGCTGCAACGACGTTCCTTCCGAAAGTGCTGCCGAAGGTGCTGCCCGCGGTGGCCGAAAGCGCGGCGGCGGGCGCGGAGAGTGGCGTCACCGAAGCCGACAAGGATTACAGCGCGCTCAAGCAGGGGGGAACCGGCGCAGCGTTCGGCGTTGCCGGTGACGTGGTGGCGCGTGGCGCAGGACGCGTGCTGTCGCCGCGCTGGGAGTCGGGCAAGGAAGCGATCAAGGAGAAGCTGGCGAATCTGAGCGACGTGCCGTTGCTGGCCGAGTCGGTGACGAACAGCAAGACGCTGCGCGCGTTGACCAACGCGCTCGAACAACTTCCGTTCTTCAACAGCGGGGTCGTCAAGACTCGCGGCGATGCGTACGGCAAGATCACTGAGGACATCACCGGGGCCGCCGGATACCGGACGCCGGAACTGACGGACAAGGCGGCCATTGCGATGGCGGATCGTCTTTCTGGTCAAGCCGACGCGTTCCGCGCCGGGCCCAACGTGCCGTTGACCAATATGTCCGGCAACCTGCAAACGAAACTGGCCGAGTTGCCGAACGCTGGTCTGTCCGGCGGGAGTCCGACGGCGGCGACCAAGCTGGAGCGCGCCATCGAAGCGTCGTCCTCGCCCGGATCGCCGACGCCGACGGTGCCGGGCATCTTCGGCACACTGGACGAAGTGGCCGCGACGCAGCCGGGTCCGCGCCTCGCCAACACCATCGAGCAGGCCGGTGCGGACTTGCACCAAGGTCGCGGCGTGGTGGCGCCCAAGGTGGCGCCCGAAGCGCCGCCGAACGTGCCGACGATCACCGCCGCGCAAGCGATGTCGATGCGCAGCCAAGCGACCAAGGCAGCGTCTGACCGCAACGCGACGCAAGAAGCGCGGCAGGCTGCGCGCGACATTCGTGACGAACTGGACAACGCGCTGGAAGCGACGATGCCGGAAGGCCAGCGTAAGGCGTACGGGAGTTGGAAAAAGGATACGGCGCGGAGCAGAAAATTCTCAATGCGGGCAAGAGCAAAGAGGGCTACGTTCCGGCGGAAGATTACGTCAAGACGTTGAGCAAGCGGGCGCAATTGGCGCCGCGCACTGATCTGGAAAAGCGCGTCACATCTGCGGCGCACATCATCCCCAATCCGACGCTGGCCGAGAACCGCTCGATGATGACGCGGCTCCTGATGGGCGCGTCGATCCCCGGCGCAGGCGCTTTGCTCGGCGGGGCGGGTGGTGCAGGGTCTGACAACATCCCCGGCGGAGCAGTGACCGGGACTGCGGGCTCGCTCGCATTGGCGCACCTGCTGCTCGGCACTAAGGGTGGCGGACGCTATCTCACCGGCAAGGCGAGCAGCAAAGCGGGCAAAGCATTGCAGTCGGAATTCCTGCGTGACATGCTGCGCCGCTCCGCGCGAGCCGGTGGTGGCGAGTTGGCGGGCGGCGAGTAACGGACAAAGGAACGGACATGCCCCGTAACGGAAGCGGCACCTACGTCCTGCCCGCCGGTAACCCGGTGGTGCCGGGTACGGTCATCCAGACCGCGTGGGCCAACCCCACGATGTCGGACATCGCGGCGGCGCTCACCGCGTCGATCTCGGCCGACGGACAAACGTCGCCGGTCGCCAACCTGCCGATGGGGGGCTTCAAGCATACCGGCGCGGCCCCGGCCGCCGCCGTCGATGAGTACGCGCTGGCCGGACAGGTGCAGCACCAAGCGTTCAACGTCATCCAAGGCGCAGCGATGGCGGTGGTGAACGTCTACACCGGCACGCTGCCGCTCGGCCTCACCACGTTCACCAACGGCATGTTCGTGATCTTCGTCGTCCCGACGCCGGGATCGAACACCGGACCAGCCACGTTGTCGATCAACGGCGGCGCTGCCAACAACATCACCGACGGCAACGGTGGTCCGTTGGGCGCAGGCGCGCTTGGCCCCGGCGCCATCGCGCTGCTCGGCTGGGACGGCACCAACTGGCGCAGCGTGCTGGGTGGTGCCGGTAGCGCGCTCGGTTACGTCCCGGTGAACAAGGCCGGTGACACCATGACCGGCGCACTGACCGTGCCGACGCCGCTGACCGTCACGTCGGCAACGTCGGCATTGGGTGCGTACGTCTACGCGAAGGCGACGTGGGTACCCGCGTCGGGCAATGCGCTCGGCGGCTTCCAGACTTTCGGCACTGACGGCGGCGTCAATACCAACGTGCCGGTCGGTTACATGACCATGCGCGCGGCGGCGGCGTGGTCGGCGGGCAACATGCCGACCAACATCCTGTTCCACGTCACGCAGTCCGGTGGCTTCACGCAAGTGCAGGCGTTGGCGATCAACGCCGACCAAACAACACTCTCGGGGCGCGGGCTACGCGCCAACCTGTTCACGCTCGCGCCCGCAGCGGGCGCAGCGATCACGGTGGACTTCACCGGGACCGGCGCGGTCGGCGGCTCGACCGGCCAATGCATGCAGATCACGCTGGCCGGGAACCTGACCATGACCAACGTGCTGATCCCGCAGGGCGCAATGATGCGGATCGTGTTCCAAGCCACCAACCTCGGCACCGTGACGTGGCCCGGCTACGTCATCTGGCCGCTGGGTGTCGCGCCCAATCTTGCGGCGGGAGCGCAGAAGTACGCCATCGTGACACTGGTCAATGCCGGTGCGTGGGTGCTGGGGAACGCGAGCGCGTACTAAGCATGGCAATCACCATCACCAAGACCGGCGGTAACGGACAGTCCGCCAAGCTGAATCAGCTTTATGCCAACAACCTGCAAGTGCAGGTGATGGACAACGCGACGATTCCGCCGACGCCGGTTACCGGCGGCACGGTGTCGTTCCAGAACCTAAACAACCTCGTCACGCAACCCGCCGCGCCGTTCAACGGCGCCGGGTCGCAGACCGGCGAATGTGGCCCCGGCGGCTACGCCAGCACGTCGATCAAGCCGCGCGCCAACGGCGTCGCCGGGAAGGTGACCATCCGCTGCTGGGGCTTCGGCGCGGAAACCAACTTCACGCTGACCAACAAGACCCCCAGCGGCTCGCCGGTCGCGGAGGGCATCGAACTCACCGCTGGCGACAACCAGACCGTGCTGCAAGGCGCGGGTCCGTCCATCGCTCCGGTGGTGAAGGTGACGGACCAGTACGACGCGGCGTTCCCCGGCGCGTCCGTTACCTTCGTCCTGCCCAGCAGCGGACCGTCCGGCATCTTCACCGGCACCGGCACGACCTCGAGCACCGCCACCAGCGACGCGTCCGGTCTGGCGACGATGCCCGCGTTCACCGCCAACTCGCAACTCGGTCCGTGGAGCGCCGAGGCGCGGCTGACTGCCGACACCACGGTCAACGTCGATATTCACTTCAGCACCGTGCCGTCGTCCGGCACCGAGGTCTGCACCGCCGCGCTGGTCCCGGCCACGGTCGCCACGCTGCCGCAGGCGGGCAACAGCTATTCGTGGATCAACGCGGCGCAGTGGACCGGCGCGGGTGCAGGCGCATCGGTGTTTCCGCCCGCGTCGGCGGCGGGGTTCAGCGACTTCATCATCGCCAGCGGAATGGCGGCGTTGTCCGCGATCCCCAACACCGCCGAGATCACCCGCATCACGTTCGCGCAGAACGTGCGGATGCAGACGCAATCGGCGGCGCTGAACACGGTGATGGAGATGACCTCGTTCGCCGCCCCGGCGATCACCAGCGTCCGCACCTTCAACGTCCCGGTCAACGCGTCGTACGTCGCCAACACCTTCTCATGGACGACCTTCATCACCCCCAACCCCGGCAGCAAGCTGTTCGGGGTGGACGTGAAGAACGCCAACTTCCGCATCAAGCAGTGGAGCACGGTCGGCGTCAACCCGGCGGGCGGGCAACTCGACTGCCGTCAGTTGACCATCACCGTCTGCTACATCGAACCGGCCACCGGCAGCGGCGCAGGCGCGCTGGCGTTCTGTGAAGTTTAGCCGTGCTGTCGTGCTCGCCGCCGCAATCGCCATCGCGGCGTGTATTCTGCTGGTTATCTACGGGTGCCAGACCGTGACCGTGCAAGTCGGGCCGGACAACTCGGCCGACCGCGCCACCGGAATGCGGACCGATACGTCCGTTACTAGAAAAGAGGAGAAGAAACATGAAGCGCATCGTCGTCGCTTTGCTGCTCACCCTCGCGCTGCCCGTCGCTGCACAGACGCTGACCTCACCGCTGCCGCCGGGCTGCACCGCGCCGATCATCAGCGGCACCACGGTGACCTGCGCCGCGGCGCCCCCGGTGTGCGCACCGACGCCGCCCGCGTGTCCGGCCACCGTGCCGCCGGGCTGCGCGCCCTGCACGCCGCCGCCCGATCCGCCGCCCGTGTCCTGCGGTACGTTGCAGCAACTGGACCTCGGGCAGTTCTACTTCAACGGCAGCACGCAGACGATCCAACTCGGCAAGGGCGACAAGGAAGTGGCGATCATGTGGTACGTCGCTACCGCCGACGACATCGGCAAGGTGACCCATCTCAACATCGCGGAGCACGGCAGCGGCGCGCACCAGAAAACGATCTGGGCGTCGCGCGTGAAGTGCGAGATGACCAGCGCCACCCGGCAGGCCAGCGACTCGTCGCCGTCGGCGTGGGTGTCCGTTGACGGAACGCAGCCGGTCAACATGCACGTCGGTGAGAAGTGGTTCTTCATGATCCGCAACCTGTCCTCGAGCGGCAAGAACACTTGCAGCGACAACAAGTGCGGCGAGATCATCAGCAAGTATCTGTGGGCGCCGGCCGCCGGACCGATGTCGTACAAGGCGCCGAAGTTCAAGAAGCCGAAGAAGTAAGGAGGCTGTCATGCCGTGGACACCGAAGCAGCACAAGCTTTTCCAAGCCGCCGCGCACAACCCGAAGATCGCCGCCAAGGTTGGCATCCCGCAAACGACGGCAAAGAAGATGGCGAGCGAAGGCGTGAAGGCGACGCCGAAGAAGAAGTAGTCGCGTAACCCACTCAACCAAGGAGCAACACATGGACAAGTTTCTGGCATGGATCACCCCGGTCGAGCCGGGCCACCCCGACCAAGGGCTGCCGAAGCCGCCCGCGTACCCGGACCAAGGGCTGCCCGAGGCGCCCGCGTACCCGGACCAAGGGCTGCCGCCCGGCGGCGAGCGTCCGTCGCATCCCATCGTGATCCCGCCCGGCGCCATCGCACCGGGGTATCCGTCGCATCCGATCTTCCTGCCCGGCAAGCCGGATCAGGGTCTGCCGAAGCCGCCGACCAAGCCGCCGACCAAGCCGCCGAAGCCGGACCAAGGGCTGCCGGGCGAGCAGCCGGAGATCGACAACACGCTGCCGGGTGAAGGCAGCGACTATCGGCCGCCGAAGCCGGACCAAGGGCTGCCGGACGAACCGCGTCCGTCGCACCCCATCGTGTTCCCGCCCGGACTGCCGGACAACGGACTGCCACCGACGCCGGGGCTGCCCCCGCTGGTGCCGTCGCACCCCATCGTGCTGCCGCCCGGCTTGCCGCCCGGCACTGCGCTGGTGATCCCGCTGTACGGAGCGCAGTTGCCGACGGTGCCCGACGCGCCGCCGGGAACGATTCCGTGTCTGGTGTGGCAGGGTCCGGGGACGTACCCGCAGGTGGCGTACTTCCAACCGCTGCCCAAGCCCAAGAAGTAGCGCGGCCCTCCACCCCCGCCGTGCGCAATCCGGCGGGGGCTTTTTCAGCTACCGGAGAACGTCATGGACTTGGTTGGCCTGCTGATTACGGTTCTCGTACTCGGGCTGGTGTTCGGGCTGCTGTACTGGCTGATTGGTCAGTTCCCGCTGCCCGCGCCGTTCGCAATGGTGGCGAAGGCGATACTGGCCCTCATCATCGTCATCCTGCTGCTGGGCATGCTGTTCGGCGGCGTCAACATTCCCACGCTGCGACTGCGGTAAATAAAAAGGGGGCGCCATCGCGGCGCCCCCTGTCTGCGTGTGGCAGACGCGTTACGCGCGCCGACGCAGGAAGCCAAGCCCCAGCAGTCCGATCCCCACCAGCGCCAGCGTGCCGGGCTCCGGCACCGCCTGCGGGATCAGCAGCGTTTGCGAGCGACCGACGATGGTCGGCTCCTGCCCGACGATGCCGTTCCACGCCGCGAACGTACCGGACGTGCCCAGCGACATGCTGAACAGACCGGGCGACGTGAACGGACCGTTGCTGTTGAACGCGAACGCATCGGCCAGCGTGGTCGCAACGTCCGCGAACGTGGCGAGTTGCAGGCCCGGCAGGTCGAGCGGGTTGTCGGCGCCTTGCTGGTTAGCGGGGTCGGCGTAGAACGACAGGTTGATGGTCGAGCCGACGGCGTTCTGGAAGGTGCCGCTGCCGCTGGCATCGAAGCCGTTGGCCGGTCCCTCGAAGTCGATCCCGCTGATGGCGAGGATGACCGTGCGCGCCGCTTGCGTCAGGTTGACGATCTGGAAGCTGGACGTGTTGAGGAAGTTCAGCCCGCCCGCGAACGCGATCTGCGAGGAACCAACAACGCGCACGCCGTTGATCGTCTGATCGGCAATTGACAGTTGGTTGGGCGCGAGGTTGGTGTCGCAGGCTTGCTGGTCGGCGCAGTTGAACAGCACGCCGTTCACGTCCGCGGACAGTTGCAGGACCGCCGAGGCAGGCGCGGCGAGGGCCGCGAGCGCGAGGGCGAGGAACAGTTTCTTCATGGTGTCGATCCCCTTTACAAAACCGGGTGAATTCCCGGCTTTCGCCAACATCGACGCAAGCACCGTGCCACTACGCCGCCTGTTTTTCGGCCTCGGCAATGACGCGCTCGGTGTAGAACTTGCGCGACATTGCCTTGGCGAACGCAGCCACTGCGTTCTCCGCGTTGCGCCGCGACGTATAGCCCGCCGCCGGACACCCGGCCAGTAGCCGTCCGTTGCTGCCGTTCACTTGCCAGTACCACTGGCTCCCCACCCGCCAGTAAGTGACCACGTTCTTGCGTTCCTTTGCGGCTGCCATGTTGCACTCCGGTTGCTTGGTTAAAGAGCCAAATTATAGCACTAAAACTTGGTTGGTTGCGGAAGCTGAACGACATTCGTGGACGGGGCGACGGGGTCGATGCGGAAGTAGCCGCGCAGGTTGACTGTTTTGTCCAGCTTCCATAGTGCAGTGCGCCGCATGAGCCCCGCCAGCCGCCGCGACGTGCCCGAGTTCCTTTCGGCCCCCAAGCGGAGGAGCAGGTCTGCCGTCGAGAGGAAGGGGTGCTGCTTGCCGTTGTAGCTAACCTTGGGGATGCTGGTGGTGTCGTTGAGGATCGCCGCCAGCATGTCCTCCCACGGATCGAACGCCACCCGTGCGTCCTGTTCGGCGCGCGTAGCGACGGCGGTCGGTGCGTTGAAGTCCTCCCACCACTGCTCCCCGGCGCGCAGGCGGTGCAACGCCTCGGCCCAAATCTGCGGCCGGAACTCCTGCAACCATTGCAGGTTGATCTGTCCGTTGCACTTGACCGGCCAGAACCGGCGGTTGCCGGACGGATCACGCAGGTAATCGTCGGTGTTGGTGGAGCCGACCATGACGAAGCGCCGCGGACGGTTGAGGGACATGCGCCCCCAAACCGAACGGAAGGTGTCCGTGCGGGTGGTGATGTAGCCCTTGATCTGCTCCATGTCGGCGTACCGCATGGCCCCGAGCTCCACCATGTCCACCACCCAAGCGGTGTGCGCGGAGGCAATGAAGTCCTTGTTGTCCATCTTCTGCTGCGACGCGATGTAGCCGCTGCCCCCGAGAATTTCCAGCGCCTTGGACTTGCCCACGCCTTGGTCGCCCTCCAGCACCAGCATGTTGTCCATCTGGCAGCCGGGCATCGTCAGCCGCGCCATCGCGCCGGTGGCCCAATACTTGCCCACCATGCGCGTGTACGGCGTGTCGTCGGCGCCGAACGCGGTGATGAACAATTCCTCGAGCCTTGGCACGCCGTCCCACTTGACCGCCTCAATCTCCTCCAACACCGGATTGCGCGCGTACTGCGGATCGCTGGCGACTGCGAGCAGACATTCAGTGACCAGCTTGTGCGTGAAGTGATGCAGGCCCAGCGTGTTCTGCATCCAGATGGTGAGGTACATGCCAGTGTGGTCGTTAACTTGTTGCAGCGTGCCGTTACTGAAAGTCTCGAACAGCCGGTTACGCACCACGTCGAAGTACATGCGCCCGCGCGTGTGGGCGTGCGACTCCATGACCTTGACGATGTTGGACGCATTCGCCAACGGTGAGCCCTTGGCGTTCAGCGTCAGGCCCAACGCGTCGTACAACGTTGGCAGGTGGGTGTCGAACGTCTGTCCGTCGGTCCGTTCCAGCGCGTCGAACAGCGTCGCCACCAGCGACTTGTCCTGCACCCCCATGATCCAATCGTCCAGACCCAGCTTGCCGTCGGCCAGCTTCGGCAGCAGCACGAAGCGGACTTCGATGCCCAGCGCGCCCATCACCTGCCGCAGCGTCCCGGCGGCACGGTTCACGTCGGGGTTGGTCTGCACGTCGCCGTCGAACACCACGTCCACCGTGTCGCCGGGGTGGAACATCGCCGCCAGCGACGGATGCAGTTCAAACGGACGCTGTATCGCCGCCAAAGCCGCCTGTGAGGGCGTGGCGGCTCCGGTTGGGGTCACGGTAGGTTCGGGCCGGTACAGCGCGTTGTAGGCGCCGGAGAAGCCGATTGCCGGGCGGCCGATGTACTTCATCGCCGCCACCGCTTTCTTCTCGCCCTCGACCAGCAGCCACGTCTTGGGCGTGGCGTCGGCGCCGAGCGCGGCGAAGGTGAGCCCGCCCAGCGCGAGGATGTACGGATTGAAGTAGGGCAGCGTGGCTTCGTGGGCGTCGCCGCCCGCCGCAATCAGGTCGGCCTTCTTGGGGCCGAGGTACTTGCCTTCGCCCTTGGCCGGGTTATGCAGCCGTTTGCGCCATACGCGAGAGTGGCGGGTGCCGTCCGGCAGGTAGTAGGGGAAGCTGTAGCTGGGGCTGGTGGGTGACGCGCCGAACGCGGCAGCAGCAGCGTCCGGTGGATCGGCCACGGCATCCATGTCGGACGCTGCGAGCCCACTGCGCAGCAGGTCGGCGTCCATTGCCGATGTATCCGTCTGTGGGGTCATTGACCACTTTCGTTTGTGTGCGGGGGAGCCAGCCCATTACGCGCTGGCGAATTGCGGAGTCAACCCACTAGGGTTGGACAGTCTCCGCAACCACAACATCTTGGGGTTGACGTTTCAGTGCGTTGAGGAAATCTTTTTGCGAACGATCACGCTGCGCCAACGTACGCGCCACTGCTTCCTCGATACTGTCGGCCACCACGAAGGTGTGAACGAACACTCGTTCGTGCGGATTGCCGTGCCGCCATACGCGCGCCGTCGCTTGCTCGTCGAATTCCAAGTTCCAGTTCGGGCCGAACCAGACGATGTGCTGTGCTTGTCCTTGCAGGTTCAACCCATGACCCGCGCTCGCCGGATGCGCGAGCAGAACGGACAACTGTCCGTTGTTGAATTCGTCGCAGATCGCGTCGGCCTCTCTATCGCTGATGTCCGCACCCAAATCTTTCGCCTGCGGAAACAGTGACTTCAATCTATTACGGTCCGCGATGAACTCGTACAGGATCAGCACCGGGTTGCCTTGCAGATCGTCCACGAAATCTTTGATCGCTTCGATCTTGGCGTCGTGGATGGTGACGTAGCTATGGTCCGGGTTGTACAGGAAGCCGTTGGCGATCTGGCGCAGCTTGCCGCCCAGCACCGCCGCGTTGGGCGCGGTGATGTCCTGTCCGTTGATGCAGGATGCTGAAGTCGCGCTCCATGCGGTCGTAGATGCCGCGCGCCGCGGTTCCAACTCCACCGGGATCACGTTGCGGAACAGCTTCGGCATGTCCATGTGATCGACTGGCGTCCTCGCGCAGCACCAGCGGCTTGATCTTCTCGTTGATGTGCTTCTCGGCGCCGGGGATCAGTTGCCAATCGCTGTACGTCCTGCCCAGCGCGGCGTCGTAGAAATACTGGTTGCGGTAGTGCGTGATGTAGCGACCCAGCGCGCCGCCCATGTCGAGGATGAACGCTTGCGACCACAGGTTTCTCGTAGTTCTTCGGCTTCGGCGTGGCGGTGAGGATGATGCGGCGCTTGAACGTGTGCAGCACCGTGCGGATGTTGCGGAAGCGCTGGCTGCTGTGAGTGCGGAAGTAGATGCTCTCGTCGATCACCAGCACGTCCGCGCCCAGCTTCTTCCACAGGTCGTTCTTGGTCAGCCAATCCACGCCCTCCGGCGTGACCACGCAGATGTCGGCCGTCGTCCGTTCCAGCACTTCCATCTTCTTCGGCCCGTGCAGCACGTCCATAGTGAGGCCGTGGAAGTCGGTCCACTTGAGTCGTTCCTTCGGCCACACCAGCCGCGCCGGACGCCGCGGGTGCGACCACCACCGCGCGCTTCAGCATCCCCTTCAGCTTGAGCGCGGCGATCGTCGCCAGCACCACCGACGTCTTGCCGCAGCCCGGCGACCAGAACAAGGCCGCGTTCGAGTTCTGAAGGAGAAACTTCACGCCTTCGATGTGGTACGACTTCGGCGTCCAGCGTTGCAT